TCTCTTCGTTTGACGAAAACACTGATGCGATGTCTTACTTCAATCAGTTGGCCAGCGAAGATTGAGATTCTTTGAGGCACTTTCGGGAGGACGGGTTCGCCCGTCCTCCTTTTTTTTATTTAAATTGTTGCAACATTCTTGCCAGGCCCGTTATCAAATATTGCATTCCTCAGTTCATTCATCGTTGATGTTCTGGTGTTCGGAACATATTCAATAGAATTATCTGAACCACTCCGAGCGGAGGCTTGTTGCTGAATTGGAATGATCACGGGGGGTGTATCCTGCATCTGATTGGGAGATGGCGCTTGGTTGGTGTTTAGAGTTGCTTCTGATGGTCTTGCTGGTTGTAGATTTCTATCCCCAGTTGTAATTGCCCTATATGTCTGTTGAAACACTGATGTTTCATTGAAGGGATTGAGTATCCTACCAGTTTCAGAAAGTAGTTTACTAAATCCTCCCGCCACTACTGGTGCTGCATCAACAACTTTGCCAGGAACAGTGGCTAATTTAATCCCCGCATCAGCAACAGCAAGACCAGTATCTGATGTCACCACTGATGTTCCAATTTTAGATATCGATTCAAAAAGTTGTTTTTTAGCCTGTTCTCCTTCAGGACCAAACTTAAACAGGTTAAATCCCGTGTCTATCACACTATCACTAAAATCAGTCATCTGACCAATAGCATTTCGTATACCTTCAGAGAATTCTGCCAATCCAGACTCTATACCAAAAACCTTCTTAAGTATATTGTCAATGGGTTTTAGAAGTAAGTCTTCTACTATTTTCATAGTTCCAGTAACTATGTTTGGCATAAAGTTAACAACACCTTTTGTGATAGTAGCACCCAAGTCCATTAAAGCATTGTTCGCCTTCATATAAAACTGAGCAATTGCAACACCATTTTCCATGAACTTCTCTTTTAGATAGCCCCCTATAAATTTAATGATAAGAGGAGCCACGGCGGAAGCTAACATTCCCACAAAGGCAACTTGCAACAGGGTTTGAATTAAACCACCACCCCTTTCTTTAACTGTCTGGAATCCACGAGATACACGTTCGGGTATAATTCGTCTTCTTCTTTCTAATGATTTCTCTCTAGACTCTGATTTTATGGCTTTAACTCCACCACCAGTGCTAGTGGATGTTCCCGTCACCATGTTCTTTGGATTCATCACATTTATGATTGAGTTTTTTATATCACCAGTTATTGCAAATTGTTTAGCGTGTACTACAACCGAAGAGTCTGATTTTTTTGCAAGACTCACAAGAGCTAGTAGACTACTGACATTGGATTTCATTAAACCAGAAGAATCTGCGGATTCAGAATCCTCGGAATCAAATGATGGTGGTGTGGGTGGAGATAACAGCGAAGAACGAGAACGACCTGCCATTCTTCTTCTTCCAGCTCTACTCGCAGAAGGACGAGGGATATTTCTCCCTGCCGATCTGGCTACGGAGGATCTACCTGCGCCACCAACAAGACCTCTCACAGCCATACCCAGAAGTGGAATTGCCATTATTTCTTATCCTTCTCTATTTCTTTCAGTATCATTTCTATGTAAATATTTCTTTCCCAAGGCATCATCGAATCTAGCTCTGACAAAGAATATTTATGCCAATACATTAATTGGTGGTTTACTTTGTAATAGTCAACTAAATCAGTGTGACTATTAATCAGATAAAAAAATCAATCAGATTCTCCACATTCTCTTCTATCTTCTTTTTGCACTTTGGGCATTTATAGTTTACTGATATCGTGTTCTTTGGTAGTTTATCCATAAACTTTTCTTTGATAGTTTTTATGTGATCCAGTGTGATGGAGTTCATAAAGTCTACCTTTTCCTTGTGTGAATAATCATCAAAGTTAAACACATTCTCTTTATCATACACTGATTCTATACAGGCTATCAGGTAATCGATTGAATCTTCGCTATTCTTTTCTCGATTTACATTTATAATATCATTTGATGTTGGAATTTTAAATTTGATTCCATAGTCATCGTTTAACATTAATTTGTCAATTATGTCCTCGTGTAAATTTTCCTTCACGTTGGTAAGATCAATTTTCACCTTGGTTTCAGTTTCACACGAAGGACATGGTATTCTAAATTCAACATCTTCGCCGACAGACTTCGATCTGATTGCAAGAATTAGTTTTTCTAGTTCAAAGATGGGTAGTCTAGAAACATCTATATCATCTAAAACACACAATTGGCAGGACTGAACCACAGCCTCAAATATTTGGTTTTCTTCTTTCGACTCGACTGCCATCAAAAGCAGTTTCTCTTCCTTTACCGTATATGGTCTGTATCTAACAGGACCATTTCGACTAAGAAGATCGATAGTGTATGTTGGGGCATTTATAACTGGTAAACTCATAATCTAATTCTCCATTTTTATATAATTTATGCGCGACCGTACTCGCCTAAGCTACCAAGGTTGTTCAGGTTGACTACGGGATCCATACTATTCAGTGGGGGGATTCCTAATTGTTGCTCTATTGGTATATTGGCACGATCATCCCCAAATGCTGCTCCTGTTAGTCGATCCACTTCACCGGGACGATCAGCAACATCAAGTGGAACATCTTCTGGTTGATCATGTCCAGAACCTTTAACGAAGTAACGTCTAAACGCTAATTGTAGTTGCATGACTCCGACCGAATCTGTCAAACCTTGTCCTACAGAAACTTGACCAATCGACTTTGGCCAAACCTCAGTGAGTCTTGCTCGGTATGTTTCTTCTCCCTCTTCTGTGCTGTATCCTTTTATAAAGGCTTCACATCTATATGAATCTGGGTAGCTGAGTGTTTGCCTTTTTTGATTTATCACTCTGTCCATCCAAGCCTCAAACGTTCTTCTCTCTTTAAAATCTTGTGAAATTCGCATCGTCATAGTTAAGTCACCACTATAGGTGCTTTCGTATGGTATTTCATCGACTGGTCCTGATGTTTTATATGGTTCACTTGCTATGTTTCTGCCTGGGAAGAAAGCAGTCTCTGTGGAGAAAAATATTTCAGTCTCAAAATCAGAAATGCTACTTACGATTCCTGTACTCACGGCACCCCCGTCAACTACAAATGGTAGTCTCGGGATTTCAAAATAGAATCGAGTGGGCCTGTATAACTTAGAAGCAAGAGATAATCTCTTGGACTGTTGCATGAAATTAGGTCCTGGCATTAGATTCTTCTTTCTTGGTCGTTAATCATTCTTCGTGAATCATCCCATACATTTCTTCTGGACTCTTTTTCAAACTTACTAATCGGTAGCAGAGCCGCAAGTAACCAGTTTTCGATAGGGATTCTAACGAGTCTAGATGATATCCCATCATATTTATACTCTTTATAGGTCGGAATTATGAATTTATATGTAGAAACTGCATTTAGTCTAGCCTGAACATCATCTTCTTTTACTTTTGAAAAGTCTACGCTGGAAAATAGACGTTTTAATAATTGGATTCTATATTTCTCTGGAAGATAATGAAGATTTAAACCAGTAAATCCTGTGTCTGTTCTTCCGAGCATGATTATAAGAGGAAGTGCGTCATAGTACTTTAGTTTATTTTTAGTAGTTGGTTCGTACTTGAAAAGATACATCCCACCCCTACTCACATCATATGCGCTGATGGATTCGTTTGTGGTAAGGAGGTGATCCGTAACTTCATTTGAACTAAATTCTTCTCCCGTACCAAAAGCAATTTCTATGGTTTTCATAAAGTATGAAGCCACTTGATCAAACGTAGATAGTTCGACCTTCTTTAGTTCTTTTGCCTCTACTGTTTTTTGTTTTGCTTCAACATCGGATGTTATCTTTTGTTTTTTGAATATTTTATTAAACACATCGACAGCACCTTCTCCGAGTGTTTGTATCAACGATTTCCTGAGTTCTCCTTTTACGAAAACTCTTCGTTGGTACATAATGTTGTATTGATTTGATGCGTGGTTGAAGGACTCTGTTTTTATTTTAGACATTATGGTTGTAATTCTTTCTCGGTAAGGATTTGAAATTCCCATCCTCTATTTTCCGCATACTCGGTTGCGGCTTTCCATTTTGCAGAATTAACACCCCACGTTTTTACTTCGGTGATGTACCTTTTTGTTTTTCGTGTTTGCTTCTTTGGAGGCGAGCATTGCTTCTTTGGCTTCACCTCAATTAATTTTACTTTTTTCGTCCCATCTTTCTGACGAACTTCGACTATGAAGTCTACATAGTATCGGTGGGGCTTATTATCTACAGGTGAAATGTACGGAACTACAACCTCTTCGGATCCCCACGACAAGATATTATCTTCTTTGTCGCAGTAAGTCATGAATCGACGTTCCCAAAGACTTCTGTAAATAACCTTGGTCGGGTCACCTATATACTTTGATGGGTTTTTTGGTTTATATCTTCCCTTATAGCTCATATTGTATGTATCACGGAGAAATAAATGGCTCAAATTCAAGCTAGAGATGGTAACAGAAACAAGCCTTCTGTTTTTGATCGCTTAACCGCCGGCTCAGATCCCGATAAGAGGATCGACTCGGCCACAGGTGTAAAGGTGGGAGATAAAAATCTGCAATTCCCCACTGAACTTGGAGATGATGAATACAATCAATTTATTCTTTTCACAACATACTCAACTGCTGGTGCAGAACTCCGTAAACAACAAAGAGCAGAGATTCGTGAATTGACTGGAGAAATTGATTTCGCAAAAGAAGAAAATATTAGATTAGTAGGAGAAGAACTAGATAAACGAGTTCTTCAGAGTGAAGCTAATGTTGTGGCGCAGAATGCTCTTAATAGAGTTTTTGGTCCCGTTGCTGGAAATAGTATGATCGCAAGAGAAGCTGCTCAAATACAGCTCACACGAGATCAAATAGAATTAATTAATAATAGCACTGCACTGGAAGTAAGAAGGCTGACCACCGAAAGAAAAGCATCAACTCAAAGTTTGGAAATAGACGATACTGCTGATACTTTCATTGATAGTTTGGATACAGTATTAGATACAGGAAAAGGCGCTGATGCTTTTAGAAACCAGTTCATGAACGATAGATCCATCAATACAGTAGAACAAGCACAAAAGTTAGGTCTTGATGTTGCTAATAGAGCCGATATTCCAAATAGAGGTTCGGGTAGAATCAGACTTGGGGCTGCGACTAAAAAGTCTGATGTAAATATTGCTCTGTATATTCCAAACAAATTAGTAAATAATGGTAGTATAGGTTATAATGGAGTAAATTTCGAACTTCTCCAGGCAGCAGGAGGTGTAGGAAAATCGATACTAGATGCAGCTCGTAATTTCGGAGATGGTGACACAGACAGCGCGATTGGTGATATAAAAGGTATAGCAAGCAGAGTTTCTGGACTTGGTGCAAGAGCATTAGCAAGAATTGCTGACGGATTGGCTGGTGTTGTGGGTGTGCCATTAAACGCAACAGAGGGATTGCAGCAAGTCACTGGTTTAGTAATAAACCCAAGACAGCAGCAAGTGTTTCAGGGGGTGCAGACTCGTGGTTTTGATTTTACATTTTCATTTGCTCCAAAGAATCAAAAAGAAGCCGTAGAGGTTTCTAATATTATTCGAGCTTTCAGAAAAGCAGCACACCCATCTCTGGCAGCAAAAGCATTCTTAGATCTGCCTTCAGAGTTCGAGATACGATACTACAAAGTTCACGAAAATGGAGTGGTTGCGGAGAACTTATTCTTGAACAAGATAGGAAGATGCGCTCTTAGGAATGTAAATGTAGACTTCACACCAAATGGAGTCAACGCGACCTTCGAAGATGGCAGTCCAGTGCGAACTTCATTAACACTACAATTCACAGAGCTAAGACCTTTGACCAAAGAAGATATTGAGGAAGGTTATTGATGTATTTTGATAATTTCCCAATATTAAGATATCTAAATGGGTTTGATCCAGAAACTCGAATCACGCTGGTTACGGATGTTCTTCGTAGAGTCAGAGCAATAAATGTACCCACTGAACAGTCCTCGTTTTTCATCGACTATGATACGCAAGATGGTGACACACCAGAAAGCATTTCACATAGACTTTATGATAGTGTAGATTTTTTTTGGGTCGTTCTTCTTCTCAACGAAGCTCTCAATCCATACTATGATATCGCACTCGATAACATCTCACTAGAAAACTTCATTAAGAAAAAGTATTTCGGTAAGTATTTTTATCTTGTGGATTATGACAACAATGTTCTACCAAGTGGTATGACTTTTTCCGCAGACGAGACACTGTTCAGAACATCCACCACAGGTATCACGGATGACATCGGTACAATTCAGCATGAATTCACAACAAGGGCAAGAGTTGTTGAACATGATCCAACCTTGAGCAGAATCCGAGTTGATGGGGGCGAGCATGTCAGCTTTGCTGCTGATGAAGTTGTTGGTGTTTTGAGAGAAGGAGTCCTCCAGCGAGCGAAGATCAAAAAGATTGAAGACGGTTTGTTTGGATTGAACAAATTCCAAAAAGCCGATGGCACAGACATAAACCCACTGGCTTCATCATCTGCTGAAGAGACTCCCCTTGGAATGACGGGATCGAGCGGAGACTATACCGCAGTTGCACCTGAGTTCTATCAAACTAGGCTGGGAGTATACCTCGGAGTCAGTGGAGATTCGATCACAACATATGCAGTGAATAATTATGAATATGAGGCGACTCACAACGAAACAAAACGGTCTATAAAACTAGTACACCCCGATCAATTACAAAATGTCATCTCTGCCTTTGAGGAACTTATAGCGGGTTAGTATGTCTGACACTCTTTATAAAAAAGAAAATGATTTCAGAGTAAAAGAACTCAACCTCATCTTGGATTCTGGTGATGTTATTTCTCTACTGGATATGGTTGCAGAGGTGAGCATATATCAAGATCTTTTCGGTGCGCCCATGTACTGTGATATTTTAATATCAGATGCCTTGGATCTTTACAGTCAGTTGCCGTTTAAAAACACAGAAACTCTTGAAATTTCATTTCTATCTCCTGGCAGCAACACCGTCAGCAAACAGATGGTGTTATACTCACGAGAAAATATAAATTTAAATCCAACAGGATCCACCTCTCAGTATTTTATTAGGTTTGTTTCCCCTGAAGTCGTACAAAATACGATGATAAAATTTTCAAAATCATACAACGGTACTTTATCGAACATGGTTGGTGCTTTGTGGAGTGAGAATTTTAAAGAGTCAGCCCCAATAACAGTAGAACCAACAGAAGGTGACTATAGTTTAGTCTTACCATTTTCAAGTCCAATGGCTCACATTGCTAACTTAACAAAAAGGGCTCAAAGAAAAGAAAACTCAAACGAATGCAACTATCTTTTCTTTGAAAATTTCAGAGGGTTTAGTTTTATTTCTCTTGGTGGGTTGTTTAATCAGGACATGAATCCCGATGCAGCATTTTCATATAAGAACCCAAATAGTGAAGAAAGAGAAGATAATCATTCTACACCAGATCTGTTGAGAAGAAGATTAACCATCAAAGACTTAGTTCTTACTGGTAAAGAAAATCTTATTGATGAAATCACAAATGGTGTATACAACGGATTTGTTGCAGCGCACGATGTGAAAAATAAATCTTTTGTGGGATTGAAATATGGGTACGAAGATGGATTTCAAGCCAGTTCCCATCTAAACTCACACCCAATCACCACAGAATCCATGTATAAAAATACAGGTTTTTTATCCCAATACAATACTGGATTTTTTGGGGTATTTCCACCCGAAATTCGAATCAAAAGACAATCACAAATAAATTCGTTCTTGAATAGAAGAATACGATTTAATGTCTCTGGAAATAGTTCTGTTAACGTTGGAGACAAGATACATGTAGAGTTCCCACATCAAACGATGTCAAAATCTATTGATTCTGGGACGAATAAATACCGTAGTGGATTTTATTTAATTACTTCAATTAAGCATACTATCAATAAGTTAGATGGATACACAATGACAATAGAGGCGTGTTCTGATTCGTATGCAGAACCTCTACCCGAAAATTCTAAATTTGAAGTTGAAGAAGGTCAAGGAGCCATACCCCGATGAGTGATAACATGAAGTTTAATGAGTACCAGAATCTCAAAGATTATGAGAAGAAGATTGAAAACCTAAAGACAAAGACTAGTCATGACTTTACACGAGACGAACTAGAAGAATGGAAAGCATGGTCCGAAAAATGGGCCGAAAAGAATGATTAATCTGAATGGAGAATTCGTTTGGTGGCTTGGTGTCGTCGAGGATGTCCAAGATCCAGAGAAGTTGGGGCGAGCAAGAGTTCGCATCCACGGATATCATAGTGCAAACCAAGAGGACATTCCAACGTCATCACTCCCTTGGGCGCATCCAATATTTCCCGTAACCAGCGCGAGCAGTTCTGGTGTTGGAACCACAGTGCCAGGCTTTCTTCCTGGCACTCAGGTGTTTGGTTTCTTCTTGGATGGAAAGGAACCTATGCCACAGCAAGCCATGATCATGGGAACTGTGCCTGGAGTGAACGCACAAGAGAACATCAAAGAAGAAGGTTTGAATGATCCGTATGATAACTTCCCACGGGACACGTATCTTGGAAAACCAGACACGAATATTTTAGCATACGGTCCTCCCGAAGAAGGAACACCATCCTTCAATAAGAAACCAGCAGAGGAAGTCCCAACAGGGGACGATGAAACATGGAACGAACCAACCGCAGGGGATGGT